CTGGCCGCCGGTCTCTGCCAGTCCCTGCTTGGTCAGGAATTGCGTCGCGACATTCTTACTGGCGTCGGTGAGCGGCTGCATCCCGGCCTGCACCAGCGCGCTGTTGACGGTTGCCGCGCAGAACGATGTCGTGGCCGGATCGAGACTCTGACCTCCGTCGTGTAGGAACTGCCGGATCTTCGCGAGGTCTTGCGGGTTTTGCTTCCTCAATCCCTCCAAGCCCATGATCGAATCCACAGCTTGCGCCGCGTTGCCGCCCGGCTTGTAAACTTGGTTGTACATCGGCCAGCCAGCGGGCGTGGCCCCAGGCGCAACTCCGGTCGGCGGCATTGTCGGTTTAGCGCCCTGCCCGGTCTGCTGCCTGTAATATTCGTCATACCCCCCAGCCTGCATCATGTCGTAAGCTTCTTTGAATCCCGCTTCGCTGACCGCATTCGGGCCGCGCAATTCCGCTTGCGTCATGGCGTGAAAATACGGAATGGCAAACTTCGGGTCGTCGAGCATCTCCCGCGTGACGACCGTATTGCCCATAGCCTCATAGCCGGGGAGGCTTTGCCGATTACTGCCGGCCCATTTCGTGTTTGCCGCGTTGACCGTCATCCCGGCGTAGAGTTCCCGATATAAGTCCATGCCCGCAGCCAATCCGAGAATCGGACTCGGAAATCCTGAGATGACATTCCGCTGACGATCCATCAGCTTGTAGTTCCCGCTGGCGTAATAGAGATCGCGCGACCGTTGATTGCTCCCCATAGATGTCGGGTTGTTGTAGCGCTGCGGTGCCGGACCCAACGATGGATCCTGATATTCCATTCTCTGTATTCGCTCAGGCGGCACCAGATATTCCGGGCCTGCCTCGGCCACAGTCGCAACCGGCTGCCCGGTGGCATTGTCGACCACCGTGGACGGTGCGCGGATGACGCCCCCGTCCTGCATCTGCGGCATTAAGTTAGGTGACGGAATCGAGCTCGACGGCGTAGCCGTCGGCGTGACCTGCGTCGGCCCCGTCGAAACCGTCGCCCCTGGGTGTGTTGCGGCCGGGTGCCGCACGAAGGGCGGCGGGCTGACCGAAACCGTATGCGGCGGCGCGTTATTGACGCCGCCCGGCCGCGCCCGCGTGCCCGGACCAACCCCGGGTCGATACATCGGCCCCTGACCCGCGCCGTATCCCCCACCCATTCCCCCGGCGCCCATTCCCCCGGTGAAATCCATGATCGCGTTGCCATGGCCACGCGCCAGGATATCTATGAGCTTGCGCAGTTGATCGGTGTTGTCGCGCTGCGCCGCGGTGTTGTCCTCGGTGCCTTTGCGCGATGCCTCGTCGGCGACGATCTCTTCGTTAGGGCGCTGATCTTCGATGTTGCTCGACTGGCGCCAACCAGTGGTGATGCTGCCGGTGCCGAGCGAACCGGACCGGAACATGGCCGCTTGGTCAACCACGCCGGCAGGAACACCGGATTCGCCGAATGGCTGTGCCTGCAGCGGCATATTCATATTGGACGACGGGCCGCCCGACCAGGGCCACTGGAATCCTCTCCACTTGGTCGATGCATCCTGCTCGGTGTAGAGCCGTGGCCGCGACGATCGCAATGCGCCGCCGATCAGGCCCGTGGTCAACCGCTGACTGAGCGCCCCGCCGCTCATCGGCACGTCCGCCTCGCTCAGATAGCGTCCGATCGGACCCGCAGTGCCGCCCGGCAGATAACTGGGCAGGTTGATAAACGGTTTGATGTCACCCGAGCGCTGTCCCGCAGCCTGCGATTTCTGGAATTTGTCGATCCAGGACAAGATTTGCACCATCTGCGTGACGAATGGCGCGAGCTCGGAGACTGTTTCCTTGGCTGCAGTCCCGAGATCCTTGACGACCTGAACGATGCCGTTCTTGATCGGCTCGTTGTTCGTCTGAATAAAATCGGCGAGCTTGGTGGTGAGTTGGGTCATGTCGCCGATGAGAGTGCCGGCGACCGCGTTCTTGATCCCAGTGATGCTGGCGGCGAGCTTGTCCTGCGCGACGCCCCACTGTGCGAGTGTGGCGGGATCGATGTCTTCGCCGATCCGCCGCTGCATGTCGCGCCAGTGGGCGAGCACATCGACGCCCCCCTGGATCAGCAATATCGTCCGCGGGTCTAACCCGATCTGCTCGGCAACATTGGCAGCGCGCTGGCTACTGTATTCCTGCTGGACTCGTCGCAGTTCTTGCAGCGTGCGCCCTACGCCCTGCAAGTTACGCTCGGCGACCGAGATATTCGGATCTTTGGCGATCGCCCGCATGTCGCTGGCAAAGCGATCGCCCAGCGCCATACGGCCTTTGGTCAGCAAATCGGATCCGCTACCGCCGGGCGTGCCGGCGATTAAATCCATCTGTTTGCCGATATTGCTGACGATGGAAATAACTTGGTCAGCAGACACCCCGAACGCGCGCACGCCCGTCTGCATCGCCGCCACGCTGGCCGGATCGAACCCGGTCAGCTTGGAAATGTTCTGAACTTTCTGACTTTCGGCAGCGACGTCGCGCAGCGTTTTGACCAACAATCCGGCCGCAGCGCCGACCGTCGTGACACCGAAGCCAAGCCCTTCAAATGCCGGCGCCAGTTGTTCCTTAACGACGCGGCCGGTTTCGTGGAAGCGGTCGCCGATCTCCTTAAACTGCTGGTGAAAATCGCGAAGGTGTTTGGTTGTTTGTTGGATACCCTGACCGGCACGGCCAAGATTAACCAGCTCCTGACCGAGAGCCTGCAGTTCCTTTTTCTGCGTCGTCAGATTGACTGTCGACTTATTGAGGTCGTCAACCGACCGCTTGATCTGCCTCAGCGTGTCGCTGACGCGATCAGTCATGGTCGCTTGAAGTTCTAGGATTTTGTCAGGCATGGCCCTATAACAAAAAAGCCCGAACAGCGTATCGACTGGCCGGGCTTATCTATCGATCTCCTGATTTTTCCGCTGCTCCACCATCTGCCGGTAGCGAAGTTCGTATGTTCGGTTCTGGATGAACAGCACGTGCGAAATTGGCTTATGCAGGAACACAAACGGGTCGCAGTGATAGAACTGGCCGAGCTCGAGGCAGATCATATCGAGATCGGGAACCTTTAGACGAAAAAAGGTTGCACCGCTCTCCGACACGACTCCAGATCGCGCGCCCGCATTTGCTTGCCAAAGGTGCCCTGCGGCAGCGGGCTGTTATCGTTCGGCCCACCAAGCCGGCACAGCATGTTGACCAGCACCCGGTAATCGCAATCGACGTAACCGATCTTGCCGTCCCAGACCGGGTTAAACGGATTGCCAATCTGCACCAAGTCCCACGATGTGGGTTCGCGAAACGTGAGTTCCTCCTTCCTCTCGTCCAATACGGTGATTGGCCTACTCAGTGTAACCGTGACCGGCCCCTGCTCGTCGAGCGTGGGCGCCTTGTCCTCGGCAGGCGCGGGCGCGTCGGTATCGTCGACGGCCCGTAGGGCATCAGGCATTCAAGTCTCCTTGTGATTTAGAACGGCGGGCTGTTTTGTTTTTGATTAGGCCGGGATCGCGTTGGCGCCCACCAACTCGTCGCAGTTGAGCCCTTGCCAGATGACCTCGAGTTGGCCGCGCACGCTGTCGATCACGAACGCAGCCTCGGTCCAGGCATCCTGCAGGACGTAACTGTTGCCGTTGGCAAGGTCGGCCTGCACCGTGACGTCGGTCATGGCCTGCAGCACATCGGCCGAAATCCCCGGCACGGTGCTGAAGTCGCCGCGGATGCTGGGCACGATCGGGTTCTCGAGGAACCCGTGCACATAGTCCTGCCCCGCGACGCCGTCTCGCTTCTTGCTCGACGGGCTGACGGTCATGTTGCCCTTCAATGCGTATTGCGTGCCGTCAATTTTGATGACGGCAACGCCACCGATGCGCTGGCCCACGAGAGCCTCCTATTGTGTTACCTTTTACACACGTTTAGGGTGTGTTGACTTACGGGCTGGATGCCGCTATTTTCTGTGTTTTTACGGCTGAATTCCGCTATCTTGCGGAAGCAACAAGCGAAATTGGGCCAGGACGGCAAAAATTCTCAACTGGCCAATCAACCTGGGCGGGTATAGGACATTAACCCTATTAGGATTTTGGTCATCAATTTCGACTATAAGGTTGTTTTTCATCCAGTCGACGTCTGCAATCAGCCCGTCCCATTCGTCCAGCCGCGCCTCGGCGATGAGCTCGGCGAGAATGCTGGTCGGAGTGACGATCGCCTGCCCAGGACCGTAGCGGGTGCCGTCCGGGGCGAGCTTGTAACGGGCAAACTTGCTGGTGATCGCCGCACGCTGGCGCATCAGCAACGTCGCCAGCGTCGACAGCACGGTCAGCAGCGCAAACGCGGTATCGCCCTGGCCGTATTGGTTCTTCTGGTAGGTCGTCGCCTCCCTCAAAATCATCATGTTGTTGGCAGCGTCGATGGTCTGGATGGCGAGACCGTTGGCGGTCAGGTTGTTCTGCTGCACGCTGGTGTAACGGTCGGGCAGGTTGGGCGGGACGATGCCCATCAGCTCGAGCGTCTGCAGCGGCCGTGCCGGATCATCCAGGAACGCGCTGGCCCCGCGACCGCAGTAAGCGCCGGCAACTTCCCAGAACGACGACGGGCACCTCGCCTCGATCTCCATGACGGAAATCGTCGGGTTGTTCATGGTCTGCCCGTAGGTGATTGCCGTCGAATAGGACGTTGAGCGGTGGGCCGCGTAGCACCACGCATATTGTTGACGAACGTAATTCCACCGGCCGGTCGGCCCGAACCCGGTTTCCGTCGCCCAGTTGGTGAAAGTGATGATGTCGTTGTCGCCGAGCGCGATGTGCACGTAATTGCCCGGCGCGGTGTTGGCGATCGCCGTGGTGTAATCCGGATTGCCGGTGCCGCCGGTCAGCGTCGTGGCGGGCGTCGTCGTCATCCCCACCGGCATGTACTGACCCGCGTTGGGGCCGCCGTAGTTCTCCAGGATGGTGATGTCGTTGCCGCTGATGCCCTTCCATTTGCAGGTCAGCGTCACCGTGCCCGCCGTTGATGTCGCCGTGACCGGCAACGTCAGCAACGCATTCACCGCTAACACCAAGTTGGCGGCAATGGTCGTCGGCGTGTCCGTGGTTTGCACCAGGATCTGCACGATCTGCCCGGCGATGTAGACCGTGTAGGTGCCGGGCGAACTCGGCGCCGTCGAGATCAGGATCGTCCCGGTCGCGGCCACCCCGGCCACCGGCTGCGGAATGCCGACCGCGTACACCAACTGCGTGACGTTGTTGTTGAGAAAACTCGCGACCATGCGTTCGAGTTGCCAGCCAACGCCAAACGCATTCTGCGCCTGCGCCAGCGTGGCAATGACCAGCGGCACGCCCTGCGCCTGCGTCCCGGCCGAGTTCGAGACACCAACCAACAACGCCGGTTGCTGCTGGGTGAGGTTGCCGGCCTGAGAGCCGTCCACGTTCACCCAATAAAGTGGGACCAATTGACTAGGCGGCACTTGGGTACTGATTGCCATCGAAAACTCCTGTATTTACGGGCTTTTAG